CTCGTCGCGCCGCTGCCCCGACGTCCTTCGACGCGTCCTATTCGCGCGACGTAACCGCGCCGCCTATTCCCCTCAACCGGAGACCTCCCAATGTTCGTATTCGGCTCCGGCGTGCTGATCGGCACGCCGCAAGGCGGGACGCCGATCAATTTCGGCCTCGCACAGGAAGTGACGCTCAATATCGCGACCTCGACCAAAGCGCTCTACGGGCAATACAACTTCCCCGTCGCGATCGGCTCGGGCACGCGCAAGATGACCGGCAAGGCCAAGATGGCCCGGATTTCCGGCCAGGCTTTGGGCTCGCTCTATTTCGGCATGCTTCCGAGCGTCGGCGGCACGCAGACGCAGTTCGGCGAGGCGGCGACCGTTCCTTCGTCCTCGCCCTACACCTATACGGCGACCAATCATTCGACCTTCGTCGCCGATCAGGGAGTCGTCTACGCCTCGACGTCGCTGCCGCTGAAACAGGTCGCCTCCAGTCCGACAACCGGCCAATATTCGGTTGCCGCCGGCGTCTACACCTTCGCCTCCGGCGACGCGAGCGCGGCGATGCTCGTTTCCTACACTTACACGGTTTCGGCGAGCGGCGAGAACGTCATCGTGACCTCGCAACTCATCGGCCCCTCGGTCACCTTCTCAGCCAATCTCTTCGCCTCCGATCCGACGACCGGAAAGCAATTCTCGCTGCTCCTCTACAATTGCGTCGCCGAGAAGCTCGCCTTCGGCACCAAGGTCGAAGACTTCCTCTTGCCCGAACTCGACTTTCAGTGTTTCGCCAACGCCGCCGGCCAGGTGTGTCAGCTCAACTTCGGGGACGCGGCATGAGCGACGGCGAATTTGTCGTCGCCCTCGCCGGACGTCAGTGGGCGTTACCCCATCTGCCGTTCCGCGCGATCAAGGCGATCCAGCCGATCCTGTTCGACGTCTATACGCAGGCCGGCGCGGCGGCGGTTTCCGCCGAGAGCGTCGGCGCGCTGAACGAGGCGCAACTCGATCGCCTCGCCGAAGCGATCTGGCGCGCGATCGCTCACGTCGAGCCAGCGCTCTCGTTCGAGGCCTTCCTCGCGTTGCCGTTTTCGGTTGGCGACCTCATTCAAACGTTTCCGGCCGTCGCCGGGGCGGTCGGTCTTCGCGGCGACAAGCCGAATGCGCGCCCTGATCGCGGGCCCGGGTCCGTCACGGTCGTGGAGGCGCCGGCGCAAATGGGAAAATCGACTTCGACGCCCTGATCGCGGGCGTCGTCGCCAATACCGGCTGGACCTGGGACGAGGCGCTCGACCAACTCACCGTGCCGCGATTCCTTGCTCTACAGGCCGAATGGCGGCGCAGTCCGCCCGTCCATTGGCTGGCCGCCGCGGCGCTCAAGTACCGCCCGACGGAAGGCGGCGCAGGAGCGCGCCAGCCGACCGTCGCCGAAATGAAGTCCGCGTTCCCGAAAGGAGCGCTCTGACCGTCAAGCCGGGACGGGGGAGAATGCGAGATGGCCGACACAAGCGTTTCCGTCGACTTCACCGCGTCGGTGTCCGACTTTATTTCCGGTGTTTCGCAGGCCAGGGACGCGCTGGCGAATTTCGCCGATCCGATCGCTCAAATCAACGGCCAGTTGGCGTCATTGACCGCCGCGTCGTCGCAGGCTTTCAGCGCCGGACGATTGCAGGTCTATACCGACATGCTGTCGGCTACCGCATCGCTGGAAAGGTCTTTCGCCAGCGATCGCACGCAAGCGCTCGCCGCACAGCAATCGGGCGATCAGGCGGCTTACGCCGACGCGATGCGCGCGGGTCAGTTGGCGAGCAACGAAGAGATCAAGATTCTCGAGGACAATCTCAAGCAGAAATTGGCCGCTTACGCCGAAGACGCTCGTCTCTATCAGATCACCCAGCAGGAGAAGATCGCCCAGTCGCGCCAGGCGCTCGACGAAGAGCTCGGCGGGGAACTCGCTATATATACGCGAGAAGCGGCCCTGAACCAGCAAAAGGTCGGCTCGGCGCAACGCGTCCAAGATCAGATGATCGACGCCGAGATGCGTTACAACAACCAGATGTCCAGCTTGACGCGGTCGGCGCTCGCCGAGCAGCAGCAGGACTATCAGGCCTTCGCCAACGCGGTCACGCAATCCTTCAATTCGCAACTGCACGGGCTCATCACCGGAACGACCAGTTGGCAGACCGCCTACAAGGCCGTTCTGGCGGACTTGCTGGTTCGTTTCATCGAATGGGGCGAAGAGACGATCGTCCACACGATTGTCGCCGAGGCGGCGAAAACCGCGGCCACGACATCGGGCGTGGCGGCGCGAACAGGCGCGGAGGCGGCGGGCGCATCGGCGTCGATCGGCGTCCAAGGCGCCGCGATGATCCGCTCGATCATCTCCTCGGCCGCTGAAACTTTCGCCGGCGTGTTCGGTTTTCTCTCGCCGTTGCTCGGCCCTTTCGCCGCCGCCCCGGCCGCCGCGGCGCAGGCGTCGGTCGCCAGCATGGCGGGCTCCGTCGCCTCCGCCGACATCGGCATGTGGAGCGTGCCCGAAGACATGCTGACGCTGGTCCATCACAACGAATTGGTCATGCCGGCGATGCAAGCGTCGGCGTTTCGCGACATGCTCGCCGGCGCGGGCCCTGGCGCAGGGGCCCCAGTGCATATTCATCCGACCACGAGTTTCCATGTTTCGGCGGTCGACTCCGGTTCCGTCGCGCAGTGGATGCGCGCCAATGGTCGCGACATGATGAAGGCGATCGACGAGGCGGTGCGGCATGGAGCGGCCCTAGGCTTGCGCAGGCTTTCGGTGCGGTGACGCGTCTTGTCCTCCGTCGTCGGCGTCCACCTCATCCCCTCGACCGGCGAATTCACCTACGACACCGTCCCGTACCAGGGCGCGATGTCGGGCGGTTCGCTTTCAGGCGTCAACACGTTCTACGCGCCTGGCGGGACGACGACCGACTATTCCTACGCGATCGACCAGCTTCAGGCCGCCCATCCCGAATGCACTTGCGTTTCGGTCGTCTGCGCATGGTTTTGCGACGACCTGACCGCCGGCGGCAACCAGCTCTATCCCTCGACGATCTACGCGAATGGCTCCTTCCAAAAGTGGAGCGGTTCGGCTTGGGTCTCCGATAACTGGCAGGTCTCGAGCCTTGATCAGGGATCGGGCGGCCTGATCCCGCTTCCGACGATCAACGGCGGCGCCGTCTATGGCGGCACGCCGTCGGATCAGAGCATCGTGCGCTGCATCCGCGACCTCAAGAGTCGCGGCTTCAAGGTCGTTTTCTATCCCTTCGTCCTGATGACCGCGACGGGCTATCCCTGGCGCGGGCTCATCACCTTTTCGCCGGACCTCTCGAGCGCCGCGACGAGCGCGGTCGACGCCTTTCTCGGCTCGGCCAGTCGAGCGCAATTCACGCCCGACCCCGTCAACCTGACCGTCGCCTATTCCGGCTCGCCGACCGACTACACCTACCGGCGGATGATCCTCCACTACGCCTGGCTGTGCACGGTCGCCGGCGGCGTCAATCTTTTCGTCATCGGTTCAGAACTGCGCGGATTAGAGACGATCCGCGGCCCAAGCTGGACGAAGGCGGGAACGACGGACGGCTCCGGCTACGCGATCTGGGACTATCCCTTCGTCGCGGGGCTGCAGACGCTCTCCGACGATGTGCGGGCGATCTTCGACGGCCAGAGCCTGATGAAGAACCTCTCGACGCTCGACAATCTCGTCGCCTATTCCGCCGACTGGTCGAGCTGGATGGGCTTCCAGCATCCCGGCGAGAACGGCCAATGGCCGCATCTCGATCAACTTTGGGCGCATTCGAACATCGATTTCGTCTGTTTCGACAACTACCTGCCCTTGAGCGATTGGACGACGGCGCGCGACGGCGGTCTCGATGCTGTCAACTGGCTCAACCCCGCGCCCTCGGGCTCCTGGCCGCCGTCGAGCGCCGCGATGAGCGGGCTTGGCCTCACGGGATCGCCGACGATTCTCTCGAAACCCTATCTCAAGGCCAACATCGAGGGCGGCGAGAAGTTCAACTGGTACTATAGCGACGGGAACAACGACGGCCGCGGACTCGACCCGAACGGTTCGGGACTCGAAGTGTCGCTGCCTGAAGGCGATCGTCTTTCGCAGTTGCGCAACCCGTACGACGCCGACCAGCAGATCCTCGCCAACAAGCAGCTCCGCTGGTGGTGGAACAACGTCCATCAAGCCGTCTACAATACCGGCTTGGGCTGGGTTCCGCAGGGGCCGCAGACCGAATGGCAGGCGCAGTCGAAGTCGATTTGTTTTCTCGAATATGGCTTCCCGGCTTGCGACAAGGGGACCAACCAGCCGAATGTCTTCTTCGACGCCAAGTCGATCGAAAGCGCGACGCCTTACTGGTCGATCTGGCAGCCGACGCCAGGCGGTGGTTTCGCGCCGCGGCGCGACGACACGATCCAGCTTACGGCGCTCGCGGCGATCTACGAATATTGGAACACCGATGGCCACAACGCGACCTCGGGCGGCGGCGTCGCGATGGTGCAATTCGCCTTCTCCTGCGTCTGGAACTGGGACGCGCGACCTTTCCCAACCTTCCCAATTCTCTCGAGTCAATGGGGCGACGCGGCTGACTGGCGGACCGGAGACTGGCTCAATGGCCGCGGGCCGGCGCTCCCGCCGACTGCGGCGCCGTCGCCGCCGTCGCCAGGGACCTACGCGACCTTTCCGGCGCTTGCGGGCCTCGGCTGGTCGACGCATATCAAGCCGCGCTTCGCGACCGGGATCGCCGGCCACGTTTCGGGTCGCTCGACCCGCGCTCCTGCCTACGCGAGCGCCAATTACGACCTTGAGCTGACTTACGACGTTTTGAGCGCCGCCGCGTCCTGTCTTGGGCTGCAGCAGATCGCTGGATTCTTCGCAACGGCGAGCGGCGAGGCGATGCCATTCTGGGTCGCGCCGCCCGGTCTTTCGAGCGTGAACGGGCAGATCATCGGAATCGGCGACGGGGTCACGACGAGCTTCCCGCTCTTGCGCAGCTTCGGAACCTATTCGGAAACGGTCGCGGGGACTTCGGGCGTGACGGCGGTCTATTTCAACGGCGTCTCCCAAGGCTCTGGCTGGTCGGCGCCGACCTACGCCTACGCCCCGGCCATCGTTTTCACAACAGCGCCGGCGGCCGACGTGACGATTTCGGCCGATTTCGGCGCGCTCTTCCTTTGCCGCTTCGCCGAGAATCTCGCCGACCTGGAGAACTTTATGGCGCTGCTTTGGACGTTCCAGACCGTCAAACTGAAGACCATGCGGCCGTGACCGCCGCCCCTCATCCGGCGCTTCGCGCCACCTTCTCCCCGCTCCGCGGGGCGAAGGGAGGCGGCGCGGGAAAAAGAGGTTTCCAAGAGGTCGAGGGCTCGCTCCGCCGGCCGTTTGAGAGGAGGGCGCCATGACAATTCCGTGCTTCCCGATTCTCTCCGGCCAGGGTTGGAGCGTCCATAAGAAGCCGAGCTTCGCCACCCTCGTCGCCGGCCACGTCTCTGGGCGCGAAGTGCGCGACGCGCTCTATCAGAACCCGATCTGGCAGTTCGAACTGACCTTCGACGGGCTCGATTCATCGAGCGGCAGCTATCCCGGCCTCGGCGCGCAATCGCTGCAAAGTCTGATAGGCCTCTTTCTGCAATGCCAGGGCCAATGGGGGACTTTCCTCTACGGCGACCCGACAGACTATTCGGCGACCGCGCAGGGGTTCGGGACGGGGAACGGAACGACGACGGCGTTTCAACTGACCAGGTCCCTCGGCGGCTTCTCGGAGGCGATCGTCGCGCCTTTCGCGCCTGCCGCGCCGGCGCTCAACCCTGTTTCATCGACGCTCTACGCGCCGAACAACCTCATCACATATTCGCAAGACGTCACGCAGTCGGCTTGGACGCGCACGAACGTCTCGGTGACGAGCGGCGTCGCCGACCCGTTCGGCGGGACGACCGCTCAGACGCTGACCGCGAGCGCGGCTTCAGCCTCGGTCTTGCAGGCGGTGAGCGCGAGCGGCGCCAACTATGTCAATTCAGTCTGGCTGCGGCGGCGCACCGGCAGCGGCTCGATCACGCTGACGAATCCGGCAAATACGCCGACAGCGACGACGCTGACCGGCTCGTGGCAGCTCTTCAGCCTCGCCGGCGCGCCTAGCGGCGGCTCGGCGACCTTGGCCATCGGGATCGCGGCCAATGCGGACGCGATCGACATCTGCGATTGCCACCTTGAGCAATCCTCACTCACCGCGCCGGGGACCTATTTCCAGACCGCCGCCACCGCCTATTTCGGCGGCCCGTGGATCACCGCGTCCGGCGCGCTCGTCGACCCCAGCGCCTATTCGATCGCCAATGGAATCGTCACCTTCGGCACGGCGCCGTCCGCCAGCGCCGCGCTGGAATGGACCGGCATGTTCCAGTTCCTTTGCCGCTTCGATGACGACACCGAGGACTTCGAGCAGGTCATGCAAAATCTCTGGACGGTGAAGAGCCTCAAGCTGCGGTCGTTGCGTGGATCATGAAAACAGCTTCGACTCCGCTGATCAACTTCCTCAACGCAGCCCGCGCGGCGATCGACGCTCGAATAGCCTTCGCCGATTGCTTCACCTTCACTTTGCAGACCGGAACGATCCTCACCTACACCAACGTCGATCAGCCGGTCGTCTATAATGGCTACGCGTTCTCGGCGAGCGGGCCGCTGGTGCAGGGGATCAAGTATAAATGCGCGGTCGGCCTCGATGTCGACAAGCAGCAGATCACGCTGGCCGCGCGGCCGACCGATCTCCTCAATGGCGCGCCGTTCCTGACCGCGATCCGCGAGGGCGCCTTCGACGGCGCGACGTTCCAGCGCGACCGCGTCTTCATGCCGGCGCTGGGCGAGACCCCGGTCGGCGGCGTGACACTGTTTCATGGCCGCGTCTCGACAATCGACTCGGTCGGTCGAACGCAGGCTCAGATGACGATCGCCAGCGATCTCGTCATCCTCGACTATGACATGCCGCGCAACCTGTGGTCGCCGACCTGCATCCACTCGCTCTACGATTCTGGCTGCGGAATCGTGAAGGGAACCTATGGCGCCAGCGGCGCGGTCGGCGCGGGCTCGACCGCGACGCTGATCAACACTTCCGTCGCGGCGGTCGGGCAGCTCCAGGGCGA